ATATTTATGAAGAAGAGGGTAATTTATTCTTTAGATCAGAAGTATTTAAAAAGTTTTTAAAGAAAGAAGGACATAACCTTAAAGCATCAGAGGTTAAAGAATTGCTAATAGATAATGGTGCTGAATATATAAGAGGACACAAAGAATACAAAGCTAGACTTTGGAAAATAGTTAAACCTAAACATGAAGATGTAAAAGATAAAAATGTCAAATTCAACAAACAGTTACCGTCATTCGATCCAGATACGAAATAGAACTGTTAAAATATTTGGACCGCCTGGTACTGGTAAGACTACTACATTAATAAAATTAGTAGAGAAATATTTAAAACTTGGTGTAGAGCCGTGGCAAATGGCTTATGTGTCTTTTACAAATAAAGCTGTAGACGAAGCTGTAAGCAGAGTAATTAAAAAATTTGTTAACAACGGTAAAAATATTTACAAACCACAAGACTTTAAAAATTTTAGAACTATACATAGTTTTTGTAAGAACCAATTAAGAGGAGTTACAGTATTGGATGCAAAGACTGATATGCTTGATTTTCATACAAGCTTCGGAACTATTAGTGCAAAGTTTACAGAAGAAGATGCAAACATAAAAGTATTTAATAATTGGTGTTTAAGGATTTATGATAAGGCAAGAAATATGATGGTAGATCCTGCTGATGTTTATAAAGCTGAAACAATTAAACGAGCAAGATATTCACAGTTTAAAGACATTGTAAGAAATTACGAAGAGTTTAAAAAGAATTATAAAATAGATTTCACTGATATGATTTCTAAATTTATAGATGAGGTAGAACCTCCTCACTTTAAAGTATTTATAGTAGATGAAGCTCAAGATCTAACTCCATTACAATGGAAGTTTGTAGATAAAATAGCTAACAATGCTGATAAAATTTATATTGCAGGAGATGATGACCAAGCAATCTATGAATGGAATGGAGCTAAAGTTAATTGTTTCTTAGATTTTCCTGGTAGGAATGTTATTTTAAAGCAGTCTCACAGATTGAATAAAGACATACATGAGTTCTCTAAATTACTACTTAGAATGGTTAAAAACAGGCAAGAAAAAGAGTTTACTTCTAATCCATTGCCTGGATTGATACGGGCATACAAACGATTTAATGAACTTCCTATTGAACAAATGGAAGGTTCTTGGCTTATTTTAGGAAGAATAGGATCTATTGTAAAAGAATTAAAAGAATATGCTAAAGATCTTGGTTTATATTTTCAAGATATGAAAGGGAATAAGTCTTTTAGTCTTAGTAAATGGAACGCAATATTATATTGGAATAGACTTAGACAAGGCAATAGCCTAATTAAAGAAGAAGTTGGCGTTTTATATGACTTTATAGTTGAAATTAAGCGTGGTTGGCGTGAAATTGATACAAAAGGTTGGAATTCTATACATCCTAATGAACCTTTGACACTGGCATTTTTGCAACAAAGGTGTGGCTTAGAAACAACAGGCGGAGAATGGCACGAAGTTTTAAATCGTAAGTTTACAATTAAGGACTATGAATACTTTAACATCTTGTTAAATAAAAATATTAATGTTGATCAAAAAGCGAATATCATTATAGATACGATTCACTCTGTAAAAGGAGGGGAGGCAGATCATGTGGCTGTTTATGAAAAATCAAATTGGCCTGCAAACTTTAATACTAAAAACAGTAAAGACAAAGAAGAAGAAATAAGAGTATGGTACACAGGAATAACAAGAGCAAAAAAATCTTTGCATTTGCTTTCAACAACTCACGAATACTACTTTCCTTTATGTAAATTTTACTCTATGTATATGAATCAACAAAATAAAATCAATGACAAATAAAACTTTTTTTAAACAGGTTGGTGGTAAGCATTATAAAACAATGAAGATACAGCCATCAGTATTTATAAATGAAAATAACATTTTATTCGCTGAAGGAAATGCAATTAAATATATTTGTAGACATAGATTAAAAGGTAAAAAAGAAGATGTTTTAAAAGCAATTCATTATTTAGAAATGATTTTAGAAAGAGATTATAAATGAGTACTCAATTAACTTTTACAACTACAGAGAGCGATTGGATTCCACCAGCGGAGTATCCAGATTTAACTAACAGATCAGTTATATCATTTGATTTAGAAACTAGAGATCCTAATATTAAAACTAAAGGACCAGGCTGGGCAACTAAAGACGGAGAGATTGTAGGTATTGCTGTAGCTGCAGACGGCTTCAAAGGTTATTTTCCAATTGGACATGAAGCAGGAGGAAATATGGATAGAGCCATGACTTTAAAATGGTTTAAAAAAATTATGGAATCACCTGCAGATAAAATTTGTCACAATGCTTCTTACGATATTGGTTGGTGTAAAGCTGAAGCAATAAAAGTAAATGGAAGAGTAATTGATACTATGATTGCAGGAGCTGTTATTGATGAAAACAGAAGAGGTTATTCTTTGAATGCATTGTCAGCAACTTATTTAAAAGAAATTAAATCTGAAGTTAAATTAAAAGAGAAAGCTGAAGAATGGGGATTAGATGCTAAAGCAGATTTATGGAAACTTCCATCTTCATTTGTTGGAGAGTATGCAGAACAAGATGCAGAGTTAACTTTAAAACTTTGGCGGCACTTTGAAGTTCTTATTAAAAAAGAAAATTTAAGTTCTATTTTTAAAATGGAAACAGAACTACTACCAATTTTAATTGAGATGCGTGAGCATGGAATTAGAGTGGACATAGAAAAAGCACAAAAATTAAAGAAAGATTTTGTTAATGAAGAAAAGAAAAAACTCAATGAAATCAAGAGGTTATCTGGAATTGATGTAGAATTATGGGCTGCAGCTTCCGTTGCTAAGGCATTTGATGCGTTAAGAATACCTTACGACAGAACAGAGAAGACACAAGCTCCTAGCTTTACTACAAACTGGTTGGTTAACTGCACTCATCCACTTGCTAAATTAATTAGAGAAGCGAGAGAGATGAGTAAATTTCATTCCACTTTTATTGATTCTATTTTTAGATTTGAACACAAAGGAAGAATACATGCAGAGATCAATCAATTAAAATCTGATTCTGGTGGTACAGCAACTGGAAGATTAAGTATGTCCAATCCAAACTTACAACAAGTTCCTGCTCGTAATAAAGAATTTGGAAAACAAATTAGAAGTTTATTCTTACCTGATGAAGGATGTCAGTGGGGTTCTTTTGACTATTCACAACAAGAACCAAGACTGGTCGTACACTATGCATCTTTGGTAGATTCTGGTTTTGAAGGTTCTTATGAATTAATTAAAGCTTATGAAAAGGGAGACGCAGACTTCCACCAAGTGGTTGCTGATATGGCGGGTATTCCTAGATCACAAGCGAAGACAATTAATCTTGGATTATTTTATGGAATGGGTGCAGCTAAACTTTCTAGAGAATTAGGTATTGATACTGAAAGTGCTAAATCATTGTTGGCTGCTTATAATAATAAAGTTCCATTTGTAAAACAATTAGCTAATCGTTGTATGGATGTAGCAGATAAAAAAGGTTGTGTAGTAACTATTCGTGGAAGACATTGTAATTTTAATATGTGGGAACCTAAAACTTTTGGTATACATACTGCGATGACGAGAGAAGAAGCTGAATCTAAATATGAACGTAGTCAAATTAAACGTGCAGGGACCTATAAAGCATTAAATAGACTTATCCAGGGTTCAGCTGCAGATCAAACTAAACAAGCGATTATTGACTGTTATAACAACGGCCACAGGCCACTACTACAAATACATGATGAACTATGTTTTAATATTAAAGGCGAAGAAGATACTAAAACAATTAAAGAAAAGATGGAGCATTGTTTAGATGATGTACCCATGAAAGTTCCTTCTAAAGTAGATATTGCTTTAGGAGACAACTGGGGAGATGCTACATGATGAAGAAGAAGTGGACTATGAAAGATAGAAAAAAAGAATCTAAAAAATTATTTGATGTAGGCACTCTTGCTATTGGTATCTGTCCTCATTGTAAAGAAACTTGTAGTTTTATTCCAACTCAAAAACCACAACTATATACTTGTGCAAATTGTTTTAAGGACGTTGCTCAACATGTGAATGGAAAAATACATTGGTGCACTGTTGCAGAGATGGATGAAATTCAAAAAAGACAAGTCAAAGAAATCCTTACCTAAAAAACACAATTTTTAGGATATACAAAAAACAAATTTAAGAAGCTATATTATAACTTTCTAATATTTCTTCTCTTGCCATCATGTTTTGAATCTCTCTCATGCTAAGTCTTACTTTCTTTAACTCAAGATCAATCCACTTCATGTCTGGCGTCTCTCCGTTATTCTCCAGAAACAACTGATTCCACTTGGACTCCAAGTGCATCTTTCTGGAAAGGAGAGATTGCAACTGATGTGTTACCACTCTCTATTTCCTCATAGGTTACCAAGACTACGTCCTTACTGTAAAAAGTTTCTTTTTGAACTTTTATCTCTCCGGACTTAATCTTGTTTAAGAAATCAACAAACGCATCATCCTTTGTCGGACCATTGCAAGTACCATTTAAGTATATACCGTTTATCCTTGCTTGGATGCGATATGATTTCATAGGACAATTTTATGTTAAAAACCCTTATAAGTCAACACAACTAAATAGTGAAAAATAACTATTGACCTTTCCTTATTAAATCATATATTCGTGGGATATGAAAAGTAGAAGTGTTGTCTTTATGACATTTGTA